TTCTGCTAAAGAGCGCATAGCTTTTACTGCAGTAGTACTGTTTGGGCTTATCCGCTTATCTATGACACTGGACAGGAAAGCATCATTCAAAAAGATGTTGTATTCCTTTATGTCTTTAACAGTCCACTTATCACAAACATCTTTATCACGACCAATGCCACGTAGATGCGTATTGACCAACCAGGTGCGGTGAGTCACGTCTGTTTCTTTGAATGGCTTCAAATAGTGGTCAAGGGTGCGAACAGATTTTGTAGCGTCTTCTTCGTGCTCTCTCTGAGCCTTTGGCCTGCGACAAGTCTCTTGGTACTTAACAACGTATGGGTGTTTACCCAAACGCTCGTACACAGTCTCCTGTACCTCATCAATGAGAGTTCTGAGATCTTCGACAGCACTGGAATCTACTTCTAAACCGGTATCTACCATTTTTATCATGTCAGGGATAAAGTGACTGACAAAGTTATTGTAAAAATAATTTGGTCCCGGGTCATAGTCACAAGGAAGAGGAACTGGAAGTCTTTGGTAAGGCCTCATATCTAACCTTCCTTTTCCTTCTGATCTAGTATGTACTCTATCAGATTAAGTAGGCCTTGAAGCTCATCAGGATAAGCCTCTACAGGGCTATTAGGCTCTTGGTACAAAAGCCATTCATACTGTTTTCTCAAAAGTGGTATATCAACATTCTTGAGCAGAATGTCTGAATTAGGCAGGTCCATAAATTTCTTCCTCATTTTTTTGGTGAGATTCGATCTCTTCCCAGAGATTAAAAGTAACTAAAAGTTTCTTTTATTGGGTAAGTCGTTATCGATTATAAATTTTTCTCTTGCCTCTGCAGCTTCTAAAGCAGTTTTGAAATAGCCATTAAAAACGGGTTTTTTCTTTACCACTACAGACGCTACCCAAGGATTCTTAAAACTTTGTATACGTTTTGGGGAGGTAACCCCAACGTATCCGGAGGTGTTTTTAGAAGTCAGTATTTTTCCTGTATTAGACTCAACACGGCCTTCTGTTTCGTTTGTTGTGTGATCAAGTTTGTTGTCTTTCACGTAAGTGTCATAAGCTCTGGCAGCGTCTAAAACCAAATCGTAGTACCCTACTTTTACTGTTTTCATATCCAGGCTTATGGACACTTCCCATTTACTGTATTGTGTATTCCAGCTAACGCCTCTGTAACCAGACTTGTTGTGGCTGTAAAGTATGCGAGTATTAGAAGACTGAACCTGTTGATTGGTCCAACGGCAATTTTCAGGTTCATAATTTCCGCTGTTTTCTATTCTGTCTATTGACGACTTTTTGTTATACCCATTGCTTAGTGCCCACTCTTTAAAAACTGCATAAGAGTTTTCCCAATCTTTGCACACTGTTAAGTGCATGTAGGCCGGTCTGTTTTTGCACCTATTTTTCATGCCACACCAAATGTTGTGTAGGCGCAAACCGGTATCACCGTGAGTTTTCTTCATTTCGATGCTCCATCAGCTGTTCATAAAGTAGCATTGTAGCACATCCATCAATAGAGCAGTATTTCAGAAATTTTGGATCTTTAGGATTATCTGGCTCATATTCGTTATAGACAGACCATGATGGGTCGTATTGCTTACCCATAAGCTCTTTAAGCCCAACTTTTGCTTTCCATATATCTACATGGTTTACAAAACATTTGGACATTAAAGCTGTATCAACATAATTTTGAGGAAAGCGGGCAACTCTGTTGTACATAATCTGTAAGTCAAAAAGAGAGTTGTGTATGACAAACAAGTTTTTGTGAGACGCAACGAACTCCCATATAAGCATTTCTGTGTGAATTGTGTCTGGGATCAGTATTTCACTGTGATCTCTAGATAGACCAAAAATGAAATGAGTGGTTAACACCAAAGAAGGAAAGCTTAGACCAGAGTTTCCGGCTACCATTCGATACTGCTTAATCTGATCAATGGTTAAATCCGGGTCCTTGTCTAAAAGCTTCTGAGCCGTCTTTCTGTCTTGCTTCGGGTAAACTCCAGAGGTTTCAGTGTCTAAGCTCATCACAGGCTTGTCAGACAGACTGTTGAGCTTTTTTTGAATGTTGTAACGTGTTGCAGTAACACCGTAGGTGACTTTAATCATTATCAAGAATCCCGATAACGTCCCTGGCAAAGAACTTACCAAGGATATTTTCATTTAAAAACATGGGATCGGCAATAGCATCGAACTCAAACAGCAAGGCAGTCTCAACGTAAGTAGAAGACTTCCTGCAGCTGCATTGATAGAGAATCTCCCGGGAGAGAATCTCAGCAGTCTCAGATTCATGACTTCCAACATACTTTTGGAAAGGCAGGTTAGTGAGAATAATTCGGTTACGCTTTTTGCCCTTCAGAGGAGGCTTTCGTCTAAGAGAACGAACGGCCTTTTTGCCGATATATTTCATACCATCAGCATAAGTGATCAAGTACACAATATCTGTACACTCGGGCAAAAGGTCGTCGTGGTTTTTAACAGTACGTTCCTTGTAGATCCAAAGGACCACTACGCAACTCTTCGCAAAGCAGGAACAATCAACGTTCGGTTAAGCCTGTCTTCATCCATAGAATCTACCCAATAATCGTTGATTTCATGGGCCAGGGTTTTTATGTATTCCTCACCAGCACCCAGATCGATTGCGTAAGCCAAAGCTCTGTACATAAGAACAGACCGTTGGCCATTTTCAGCTTCAAATGCGAAGAAGAAAGTTTCCCTCGGATCTTGTAGCTTGGTATCTTTCTGAGTTTTAGGCAGAGAGGTAACAGGCTTAGGTTTGTCACGAATACGAGCAGCTGCTCGTTCAATCAAATACTTGGTTTGGAGTGTTTCACCTTCCAACTGTTTAAAGACAGTCCTATCTTTGTAAGACAGGAATATCTGACTCTGAGGCAGGATATCTACCACCAAGCCAAGCTCTTCACCAATTTCTGTTAAGAACTCTTTCCACATACGCTCATCGATATCGACAATAGAATCCAGTTCCATGATTACACGGAATTTGAATTCATTATCTGGATCGCTTGTTCTAGCAATGTAGTGGTTATACTGGCTCAACAGTGTGTGAGCTTCGTAGTCGGTCAGCATAGATTTATCGATGTCTAAAACAACGAATTTAGTTCCATTGATCAAATTAGCTTTGTTGCGTTCACCGTCTTTGAAAGCAAATGAGCTGTACGCTGCATTTTCTTGTAGCAGCAGCTCTATTTCAGAAAACTCAGTTTCGTAGAACTCATATCCATGACTACAATTTCTGGACATGTAATCTTTCATTTCATTGTCTTTTAGGTCCTCCTGAAAAATGATGTATGAAACACCAACAGTGTTGGTTTTAATGATTTCCTTGTACTGGATACCACCGTCAATCATGGTATAGGAACCGTGCTCATCATAGCTGTTTGCCATAGTGCAAAGTTCTTCAACTTTTGATTTTGATGATCCGGTACCACCGATATAAGACATTTTTCTAAGTTCGTGCAGGGACAAAAAGAACTCACCATCTTGTGATTTGAACTTGCACAAATCTGAAAGCTGCTCATAAGGCTCTTTAACAAGCTCTTTTTCGAAGTCAGCCATGTCAGATGATAGTGACTCCACAGTGTTTATGGCACATGCATAAGTTTTTTCATCGATCACGTCATAATTCTGAAGAATTGCGTAACTGCCAGCTAATTTAAGAGCCAACCACTGCTTGTGCTTCCGACTCAGTTTAGAGATCGGGTATTTATTAGACATCTCATCAGAAACAATATTGTTTAGCTCTAAATACACGTCAAACAGTTTTCCGGCTTCGTCAGAAACTTCAAGAGGTACAATGCTTGTTTTTTCAACCAGTCCTGATGTGAATTCATTAAGATCGTGCTGAGCTTTAAGGACACGATCACGCTCTTTCTCTTTCATAGCGTACAGCTCATCAATTGAGGTAATTGACAAAGGTGCAGGCTGTTCTGGGGTGAATGTGAATATGCTTCGACGAGCAAGCTGAGTATTGAACACCAACTTGAATCGGTTCTTGATCTCGTTGTTGTACAGTATGGCTTCTTGAGATCCAAAAAACAGAGCATTAACCGGTAACGCTTTTACGTCTCCGGTTTGATTCTCGTGAGACTTAACGATTTTTGGAGGAATATTACCCAAATCGTATGCCACAGCAACGGTTTTTATGATGTCAGTCATTGAACCGTTATTTTGAAGCTCAGAGCCAATCTCAGAAGACATGATAGACCCGGCACCAAGAGGGTTAGACGCTATATCAGCGAAATGGTGTATCAACCCCTCTACGGTACCAAGACCTGTTTGCAAAGGTTTAGGAG